TGGTGGAAGTGGCCTTCGGAGTCGTATTCCCTCGGGTGTTTGGAGTCGAAGAAACTGGACATTCCGCTGGATGAAGAAGAGGACTTAGATGTCATGGAGCCAGCCTCGATAACGTGATTGCTTCGGGTGTACGAATTTGGGGGAAAATGCACGTGTCTAGCATTGTATTGCTCAACTTGAGGGTGCATGGCAATTGGGTTCCGTGATAAAAACTGTCTCAGACAAGGATAACCATATGGGATATGAACCAACATTGCAGCCATCTTGGGGATGACATTCATTGGCAACGTTCGGCCCAAACCCACATGATCCTCCACCTCCTCGAGAGTCCTCATCATTCTACCCTCGATGGCAAATGGTTCAAAATCAAGGCTTGGATTCCGATTCCAGGCAGACAATTCAGGGCACACCTTTCTGAGATAGGCCAACTCCATAGCATCATTTCCCCTATCCATCATCTCACGGGCCAAAGCATATGGCGCATAAATTTGCATGCCGATGGAAAGCATAGCAATGACAACATTGAAGAGTGTCGACAACACGTGTTTCTCCTTAAATTCTTTCAGGCTAAGGTCCTTGAAGCTCTGCTCAACATCAGTAATGGTGTTAGGATCAAAAGTCATCTCGGATATCAGATCGCGATAAATTGAGGCAGCGTTGAAATAAGCCTCAACATCAATTTTGTTCTCTTTAAGCGTGACGTTATCACATGAGATGGTAAACATGCGAATTGTTTCACCTCTCCAACAGATGCCGATGTTTCCATCTGGTCCGCGGATCACAGCGCAACCAGGCACGTCAAACTTTGATTTCACATTACAGTTATTGAAAGCCAAAACCAGTTCCTCTGCGGTATGCATCTCCAACCTAGGTCCAGTGGCAAATATGTCCTTAACAATCTTCAAGGACGAGGCGGCAGAAAACTTGTTGGTGTAATCTTTGAGCGTGTATAACTTTCCTGTGAAAACTGAGCAAACAAGGTCAGCAGTGGAGGACTTACACAACTCTGCAATAGGCATCTTCAGCTCAACTCCAAAGTCAATTTCGTTTGGTAAAGGGAGCGACCACGCGGTCTGCGTTTCAACTTCGTCATGGAACTTCATATCATTTAAGATCTTCATTTGAACTGGCAAGTCGACAGGGCTAACAGATGTTAAAGTTCCCTCATAGGGAACAAAGCTAGCCCAAAGTCTACTGCGCTGAACTTCGTGGCAATCAGTGTACATGGATAGCTCATTTCTAAAGCGTCTGGCTCTCCATTCATCATCTATGAAAAGGTCCATCTCGAACCAGCCTCTGTTGAATCCCATCTGAATCAAGTGCGATCTTCTATGCAGTTCGGTGATGGCGGTCTTACTTTTGACAATGCCGAGCTTCTTCGAATTTTCGGTCATTATCAGTGCAACAGGCTTTACGCAATCAAGGGAATAGTATGCATTGGCAATGGCAACAGCTTGCTCATAATTTTCATTGCTCATGGTTATATCATCAATGAACATCACTTTATCAGCATTGGCTCTCAGAGCCTCTCGTATATCTGTAACGTCACCAAGATAGACATCTTCAACGGGGGCGTTAAGCAATTGGGCGAATTTCTGGGCTGTGTGGGTCTTACCACAGCCACTTGGTCCAGACACAACAATGATTGGTCTCTTGGTCTTGAGCACCTTGGTGGAAGGATTAATTCCTCCTTGGACCTGCACTTGTTCCATAGCTTCATAATGCTGGGCCTCACGATCATGCTTCACATGGACGGTCTCTGAAAAACCCATGTCGTAGAGCGTGCAACCAGTCAAGTGATGAATACAGACGTTCTTGCTAAAGTGAGCCGCAACATTTGCAACAGAATAGTTGTCTCCCATTTCGTTAGAGTTAAAGATTTTATATTGCTCTGCAACAAATTCGTCGATTCTGGTTGATGGAAACCATGTGGGTCCTGTCTTTAGCTGTTTCTTCACGGTCTCAGACTTGGTTCCTGGAGCGGCATTGTGAAGTACGGCATTGATGTAGCACCTGTTCATTCCTTCACTTGGAGTAAACACAGCCTTGTAATTGGTACACTCCACTTTAGTCTCTTTGATTATAAAGTCCTCGCTGGAGTCTGAGCCGGCAACAGATGGAGTCTTGCGCTCAATAACTTTGCCGAGGAGGTAGGGAATGCTAGCCCTGGTTCTGTCCTCCACTTCGTTCTCGGGAATTTCATTCTTGAAATATTCCTTGCGCCGCAAGGAATCCTTGAACTCATTATCATTGATCGTTTTCATTGCACACAAGTATTCAAAGATTCGGTCTTCAGTTGTTCCGCCAATCTTATTCGGGGCATCTTCAGTTCCAGCCAAGGGCACAGGTCTGTAAAGGGTAAACGTCGTCAAAGCTGGATCATATTCCCATGACTTCTGGGTTTCTCCTGTTGAATCTAAACATTCTCGCGCTCCGAGATTGTCAAGCTGAACCACCAAGTGTCTTCTGCGGTGGTAAGCATCCGGAGTTACCATGTTGTGGTGCTGTGCTCCAAGATATTTGACATTTCCGGTGGTGATTATGAAAAGGGGATTAGTCGGTCTTCCCTTGTCCTTGATAGCGGCTCCAATTGATGTTGAAGGAGCTGTTTCAGTGTGGTAGCAAAACTCGTCGTAGTCCATTCCGTCCTTACGGGTTCCAATATCGTCCCAGACCAAAATCTGCTGGCCTGCAAAATTGGACCAAAATTCGTCTTTAATTGATCTCCAGA